CTTCCGAGGTATGTTATTAACGAGTCACTCCATGACTCGGATAAGGTTACAAGTAAGTGTTATCAAGCACTTTTCCAAAACCATACAGGCGCCTTTTTATTTTCTTTTTGGAAAGGTAAACCCCATAAACACAACCGCCTATCTCCCAAGATTCAAGAGAATCATATTCTCTTGAACCTTCAGAGAGATAGCGTCCTATTTATAGTTTATTTTACAAAAAGAAAAGGCTAGCTCACCATAGAATGATCGCTTATATCATTAACTCAATTAAGAATCGGTTACTCTGTGCTTTGTTATACTATTTTTACTAATAAATTCAAAGCTAACTCACATTTTAGGAGGGTAGTCTATTTCCTCTTAGCATATAGCTAATGTTACTAAATACACCCCTTACGAGTTTTGAACAACAAAGTCCAAAGGTTTCACACCTTTTGTACTTCTGTTGTTAACAACTCTAGGTCGGGGATTTTTTGCTTGAAGAACTACTACTTTCTTAGCAGTATTCTCAGCAGGCTTCTTTTTAACTATCTGATAAGTTAAAGGTTTGACGGAATCTGTAGGACGAGGTCCTCGTTGACGAGGCCCTTGAGCTGATGTGATAGAACCTTGTTGAATTTGATTATTAGGTAACCAAGGCGAATATCCACCATTTCCTTTTTGCATTCGTTTTTCCATCTTAGCTTGTTTGCTTTCTTTCTTAGTACTGGAATATAAATCGACAGCACCAGAAACTAAACCCATTCCAGGAACACCGAAAGAACCCAAAACGTTAGCAACAAATTTAATCCACTCACCAGCTGGGTTGTTTTTAACTCTAGTTCCAGGAGGTAAATGTCGCATAGAAGCAGAATACAAAGCAAGAGCTTTAGGATCATAACTACAACTTGGACGCGCCATAGTAAGTAAAGAACTTGTTGTTTCAGGAAAAAATTCGACTACATATTTAACATTAACTGTTAAAACTCCATCTTTATTTAAACCAATAAAATAGGCTCCACAATTTCCATGAGATCCCTTAACACAATTACTACCAGTAGTGAAAACAATACCTGTTGTAGCAGCTATACTCAAAGGAGGAACGAAGAGACCATTCTCGGCTATAAAAGGAATAGTTTTCTCTGTAGTTTCTATTGATTGGGGAGGCAACTCAACATCAACCATAGGAGCTACTACATAAGCACCATCTTTCGCATCATATTCTACAGAATTAGGAAAAGCCAGAGCTTGAACTGGAGTCAAAGGCAAAGGACGTCTACTTTGAATAGAGTATGAACTAACAACTGCCCCCGCGGTTGAAATAGCAGGAGTAGAAATAAAATTCATAGATTTCTTTTCAAATACAGGATTAGACATAGTATCCTTCCAAAGAATCACAGCGCCCTGTTTTACAATTTCAGCACTTGAATCATGTACTTCAAAAGCTTTGGCTATCACTCGTCCTTTACCACCAGTATAACTAGTGTTAGGAGGGGCCAAAATACTTTTAACAGTTGCCATGTCCATCAAAGCACCAGAATCAACAGTTCGAATGTTACAACCACCATAAGGAATGACTGCAACACCTTGACCATTGGCTGTCAGAAAACCATTTCCTATGTTAGTAGTCAACCTAACAGAATCAGAATTTTCGAAACCATCAAAACAAATATGAGCATCCCAAGCGGCAACGCCGGGAGCTTTAACTTCTAAAACGAAATTAAATTCTTGTATAACAGATAAACCACTATACATATCAGGGAAACCACTCACAGTAGTTTCAGACAAAATATCCTTAAAAGGATCTAAGGCTTTGTCGAGCCAGGCCTTGCCTTGCGGGGAAATACCTACAAAAGAGCAAAGGTCATCAATCTTACGTTCAGCACTAATAGCTTGAGTAGCCATAATAAAAAATAAAACTAAACAAAGGAAAGCAAAACACACGGGGGTGTAGATACTCATGAGCCGAACGGTCAGTCAGGCATAATCTATCATCAACTTTGACAAAACGTCGTGATTAATTAGAATAGGTAGTTGATCAATAAGAGCAATAGTAGAATGGAAGTCGCACACTTCCTCATGAGATATAGAATAACGTGCGGATATATTAATTAATAATTCATCTTGTCGTAAAGGAGGATAAATATCTTCTATAGGTAATCGTTTGAATTTATCTTTTAACTGAATATCGGTATATTGTCCCAGACTCTTCAATTTAGCAACAAAAGGTCCACTAATAGGACAATCAAATGGAATCAAACCAGGAGAAGAAGCTAAAGCATAAGCAGAATAGGCTAAAGCTTGCTCCCAATCCAATGTTTTCATAACTACACGTGGATCATTCATCATCTTAGCTACCTTCAAAACCATACTAGGTAAAGGAAGCCACACGTAAGTGTCACAATTGGTTAATTGCCACCATCCCTTAAGAAAAGTAATGTGACTTAATTTATCAACTGACTTATATTTCCAAACAAAACCCAAATCTAAAGCTAATTCCACCAAAGGTTTCTCACCAGCATGGCGAACTAAATAATAACCGAAATCTAGGTTGTGATCAGAATTTCCATTAGTAGTAGAAGGACTACCTGTACCCATCTGAGGAGCGGTTTTAAATTTCATTTTTAAAGCGAAATGACGCTTCATCAATCGTACATGAAAAGAAGAGCTAGCAGCCCATTTTTCCCCTTTACGAAATTCAGTAGGTAGACCCATTTTTGCAAATTTCAAATCATCACCTAAAATCATAGGACCATTTCCTTCTGTATGATCATAAGCGGTAAAATCTCCTTCTCCGTATGGACCAAAAACACTAGACAAAGGACCCCAAAAAATCATACTATCATCACCTGAAGCAACATAAGTCACTTTATCAGCATTAATAATACAATCTTCAAAAAGGATATTTAGTTCACGCACAGTGTAACCAGAGGCGAACACAAATCGACAAGGAATATCTCCAAAGCGCTCATTATGAATAATTCGCACTTGTGAAATGTCATAAATAGCATGATATATTTGACTTATTTTATGAGTGTAACGAGTTTGATTAGCTAAAAATTGGGGAGGAAATTGAACTATAGCTCTAGGTTTGAGATAAGGCAAAGCCTCATCTCTCTTAGCTTCTAATAATTCATCATGTTTAACTGATACAGATTTGGTAAATGTTTTCCTACCATTGCGTAATTGATCTACTTTAGCAGCTTCTAATCGTTTTTTCTTAATACCAGACATATTAGAGATCGCTACTTGGAAAGGCAAATCCCAATCAACACTAGAAGGATAATAAGACAATTTTTCTTGCACTAATTGCACCCATCTAGCATCTACAGTAGCTAAATATAATTCACGTTGTTTATCGACAAAACCATAAGGATTATTTGCAATACGCATCATAATCGCATTTATTAAATTGATAGGACTTGGAGCAGGTCGATACATAGTATTGAGAGGAGACATAATGGGATATATACACTGTACATAAGGTTTATCTAAACTAACAGTAGTGATAATATCTAAATCTCGCATAGATAAACTTTCTCCATTGAAGGTAATTTTCATCGTCTCTTGAGCTTCCGGAATTAAATTATAATTTCGAATTCGACTATGAGAAACGGACCATGAAGTACCTATTGGCAACGGAATTAAAGAATGTTCAGACTCTATTTGTTCATATCTATCTCTAGATGATTGTATAATATCTTCTGTTTTGAAAGAAGGAGTCTTACTAATTAAAGTTATAATAGCACCCAAAAGCACAAATAATTTATAATTTCGAACGGCAGCAGTTGGACATTTACCATCAGGACATATATTTTTGGTTTGTTCTAAAGCATCAGCTACAGCTTTTGCAGCCATAGCATAAGCATTGATGTGCGTACACCAAGTATTCCAAAAACTATGAATTAAAATACGAAACCAAACAGGAACTTTCAACGCTTTTAACAAAAACATAAAAGAATGAAAAACCACATTGAAACACGCAAAACCTACCTTACTATCAGGACCAGGCAACAAAAATTTTTCACATGTCTCATATATATGATTAAACACAAAACTGACCTTAGGATAATATTCACGCAAATATTCTTCAAATAACGGCGCAACGAAACAAATATAAAAAGTAGGAATAAATAAAGCCATACTTCCTCGATTCGTATTCTCAACTTGAGTTGATATAACTTTAATAGCTGGAGCAAAATAATAATTGTAATCTATCTTAGGGATACATGACTCTATATAAGAGGTAATACCCTTAACAACTGACACTCCTGCTCCTACTAACTTATTAGTCAATTCAGACTTAAAAAAGCCAGCGGAAACTAAAGGAGGTTTAGATGGTGTTGAAAAATTAAAAGACGAACGCAATTTATAAATAAAATACAAAAGAGTCACACCACCAGTCAAAGTCAAAGTTGTAGAAAGGAGAGAACTTATAGTAGGAAGAATAGGTACAGAAGGTCTAACCTTCGCCATTCTGTTTTGAACTAAGCGTTGATCCACATCATGAAATAACATCATGTTTTCAGAAACCTTCAATTGATGTTTGAAACGATCACTAAATAAAATAGCTTCCGTGGTTTGGTAAATCAAATTCAAAGAATATTCAGGAAACCGTTTTTTCAAATACTGCATAGAAGGTAAAGCTTGAAAACTAGTTAAAACAGAAGCATATGCTGAGTCGTACAATGTGCCAGTTAATGGCCGATTGATAAACAAAGGACTTTTTTCCAAAAAAGTGGGCCAATGTATCAAAGCTCGTTTCTTAGTACGAAACAAATTGTCTACTAGATCGTAACCCAAAACAGGCATGAATGCACTAGGGCAATCATATTCAATATAATCTACTATTTTAGTTTGTAAAGCAGGAGACTCTAATAAAAGAATAGCATTTACTTTACTTCTACAAACACAAAATAGAGTATAAGGTCCGTAATGGGCTACATCTGCTATATCAACTCCCTCAAATGCTCTATGTCTATAAAGCCAATTAATATCAGGATGAGGAGCGTACACGCTAGAAGAAGGATCTGGACTAAATACTATCATACCCGTAGGATCTCGATACCAAGCTCCCTCGTCATAATCAAGTGAGTCTACACCAGCTTCACCAATAAAAGATCGACACAAAATATAAGCCTCACCTGAAACCGTTTCATCTACTAAAGATAAAATAACAGCAGGACTCAAAGGATGTCTACTGTCTTCATCGCCAGCTTGATAAACATCTTGTATTAAGACGTAGTCAGGAATAGTTCCACCAATCTGCCTTACAAAGCCACGAGCTAAATCTCCCTGTATAGGTGTTATAGGTTTAGGTTGCCAAGTAACGGTCAAGTTAGTATCTAAAGGTTGTATAACAGCGTTACGGACAGAACCAAACCAATCCAAAATGGTTACAGACGTCCTATTTTTACCTATACGAGCCAAAAAACCCAATATAGCTAACATGCGAAAAGCAGCAGACATCTTATGTGAATCAGCTCGCTTGTTAATATTTTGTTTACAAGCATAACCAGCTGCTAATAAAATAGCGGCCATACGGGGATCTTTAGGAATCGTTATAGGCAAACGCGTTTTCTTAACCCACGTTGCAATATCCTTAAAAGTCAAAGTTTCAGCGCTGTCATAGCCTTCGCCAGATGATAACATAGAATCATCATCACTTGAATCAGAAGAAGAGCTGGAAAAATTCTCAGGAGAACCTCCGCCAGGTTTATTAGGAGGAAGCAAAGCTTTCGAATTATAAGTATCTTTGGCTCGGTTAAGCATATTCGCAGTATTTTTATGTTGTCGATTATCACGCTGGTCTTGCAATTTCTCTTTTTGACGTTTCTGTTGTTCTTTCTTATTCTCTCTAGGAGGATTCTCTTTAGAGATTGAAGAAAGTATTTGTTTATTTTTACTAAACAAAATATCTTTCTTCGCGTGAATCTCAGAGGGTTTAAGAACAGACCAAAAACGGGAAAAATTGCCAAGTTTATTAAGAACATCATAGCAATATTGACCAGCAGAAGCATCATGACCAACACATTTATTAGGAAACAATTTCCGCAACTGCGCCATATTAGATGGCGATAAATCATCCCAAACAACCTGCTTGAGAGTCCTCGGAGGAGTAGTTGATACCACAGGAGAAGGACCAAGTTTTTTCTGTGTGGTGGAAAAATACTCAATCAAAGTAGAAGGAGAGCACAAAGAAACACGAAGATCACCTTGTTTACCTTCATAAAGCCAAGCTTGATCAGTTGAATCAAACCCCACGGCTTGCGCATTAGAAAACCAATCCCGAGATTTGAAATCTAAAGGCACTGCTTGAGAAACTGTCAACTGATATTGAGCTAAATCAACATCAGGAATATGACCATCTGTTTCTAAAGGAGAAAACTGTTTAGCCACCTTTGAATACGACTCAACTGGTGTCTCTACAGTAGTAGTAGTTTTTGTTGAAACAATTCCCTCTTCGTTAACATCACCCGGTGAAGAAGAGAATTGCCCGTCCATACGACGCACAAAATGTTCCGCAGAACGCATAAAAATATCGCAGAAAATAGTCTCAAGTAAAATATAACAAGAATCTAAAAGCTGAT